GACTTCCTAAGTTACCTAAAGACATTGTTAAACCTACTATTGTTACTGGTGTTGAAGCACTAGGACGAGGTAATGATTTACAGAAGCTCGATCTGTTTCTTGCAGGAGCTAATCAAATCGTTGGTCCACAAGCAGTTGCACAATATGTTAATGTATCTGACTACTTCAAAAGAAGAGCCACAGCATTAGGCATCGAGACTGAAGGATTAATCAAGACAGAAGAAGAAATTCAACAAGCTATGCAGATGGCACAACAACAAGAGATGATGATGAAGTTGGGTGGACCTGCTGTAGCACCTGCTATCAATGCTGCACAGGAGCAGTACATGGCACAACAACCACAAGAAGAAGTACAACAATAAGATGGCTATTAGAAAAAATTTAAAAGTAAGCAAGCTTCCTCCTATGCCTCCAAAAAAGAAAGCTCCTACAAATGTGAAAGAAGCGATAGAGCAGTATGAGAGAAAAGCTTTTGGCTCTGATGCAGTGCCTCCTACTCCAACTCAGTTTGAAAAAAAAGTGAAAGAAATAAGAGCAGTTTGGGCTAAGAAAGCTAAAGACGAAGCTACTGTCAAAAGACAGATAGCTAAAGATGAAGCAGAAGAGAAAGCTCGTCAAAAGAAACTAGCTGAAGAAAGAAAGAAGAAACCAGCTCCTAAGAAGAAGTCACCACCTAAGCGAAAACTTTCCATTAACAGACGAAAGTCTAGGATTAAGAAATAAAACATAAACACAGAAAGAGAGAGAGATTATGGCTGAATTACACCGAGTAGAGATTAATGAGAAAGCACCACAGGAGATTGACCCTGAGTCAGAAGAAGCTGTTGATGCAGTATCTGAAGAACAAACGCAAGAGGATAGACCTGAATGGTTACCTGAAAAGTTCAAGAGTCCTGAAGACATGGCTAATGCCTATAGTGAACTTGAAAAGAAAATGGGAGCAGGGGCTAAAGAAGATCAACAAGAACAAGAAGAAGGAGAGACAACCGATGAAGAAGAACAACCAGATGACAACACTAAGGAAGATACGAATACTAATGATGTTATTGTGGAAGCTAGTAAAGAGTTCTTTGAGAATGACGGTGTTATATCTGAAGAGACCTATAAGAATCTTGCTGAGATTGGGCTACCGAAAGAGTTAGTAGACAGCTACGCTGCTGGTCAACAAGCACTACAACAAAGTGAAGAAGGTAGTATAAAATCTGTTACTGAAGGTAATTGGGATCAAATGGCTGAATGGGCTGCTAACAATCTATCACCTGAAGAGGTAGAAACTTTTGATGACATCGTACAGAACGGTACAGTTGAACAAGCTAAACTTGCTACCAAAGGATTATACGCACAATTTAAAGCAGAGAATGGAGTTAGTCCTAAGCTAGTACAAGGTGCTGTAAATGGTTCATCTACAATGCCTTTTAAATCAAATCAAGAACTTGCACGAGCAATGTCTGATCCTAGATACAAGAGTGGTGACAAAAGTTATCACGAAGAGATTGACAGACGCATCGCAGCAAGTCACAATTACCTATAATTTTTTATCAAGTTGGTTCATATATATGAAGCCTTGGACTCCATCTTTTTTCTTGCCAGTGTTGGTTCTGGTTCTTTTAGGTGGATGTTCCAAGGCTTCTTTTTATCCGTTAGCAGGGAGTGTAGGTGGAGCTACTGTTGGTAGCCTTGGTGGTCCTGGTGCTGCTGCTGGTGGTGCTGCCCTCGGATGGGGAGTAGGAGAAGGAGCTAAGTTGATGGAGGAGAACAAAGGATTAGCTAGTAAAGTAAAAGCTTTATCTGAAGGAGATGTACAAAAACTTGTACAACAACAACTCAACGAAGAGATGGATAATGGATTCTTTGATTCTATGTTGGATGAGATATATGGGTTCTTGAAACTCTGTCTTATCGGTGTTATTCTTTGGAATGTAGTACCGTTGATCTACACACGCTATGTTCACAATAAAGCACAAAACAAATGAATAAATTAATAAAATTATATAACTCACTTACAAAGAAGGAGAAAGCTATTGTCTTGACTGTTCTTTGTTTAGGTGGAATTATTATACTAAATACACTTTAATAGACAATTAGTATAACTAATGTCAAGACCCACTGCGGTGGACAATCTCGAACGAAGGTTACAACGAAAGTCGCAAAACAAATACATAAACATTAATAACAAAATACATAAGGAGATAATATATCATGGCTAATGGAGATACATCCCCCTCACGTGTAGGACAAGTTAATAGTGCTGGTGACGTAGATGCTTTGTTTCTTAAAAAGTTCAGCGGAGAAATCTTGCAGACCTTTGAGGAGTCCAACATCTTTAAACCACTACATACTGTTCGCACAATCGAAAACGGTAAATCAGCTCAGTTCCCTGTAACAGGCGTAGCTTCTGCTGACTATCACACACCTGGCGAAAACATCGCTGACGGTGGAAACTCATACTTGAGCGACATCAAGAAAGCAGAGAAAGTAATTACAATCGATAAGATGTTACTTGCTTCTACCTTCTTGGCTAACATCGACGACGTAAAGAATCACTACGACATCCGCAGCGTTTACGCTAACGAGTTGGGTAAAGCTCTTGCAGTTCGTTTTGATACTGCTATTGCTAAAGTATTCATCGCTTCTGCTCGTTCAGCTGCTGCTGTTACTGGCGGTAAAGTTGGAGGAATCCTCGATGTTTCTGCTAACGCAATGGGAGACGGAGCTGATTCAACTGATGACGCTGACAACACTGATCCAACAGGAGCAGAACTTGTTGCTGCTTTATTCACTGCTGCTCAGAAGCTAGACGAAAACGACGTTCCTAGTGATGGTCGTTTCTGCGTACTTCGCCCTCAAGAGTATTACAAGTTAATCACTGGCGGTGCTGGTGCGTTGGCTATCTCTACTTCAGCTGTCAATAAAGACGTTGGAGGAGTAGGAAGTATTGCTTCAGGATCAATTCCTCAAGTTGCAGGTATCACGATCTACAAAAGTAATCACATCCCTTCGACTGATTTATCAGCTGTTACTTCTGGAGACGGTGCTGCAAGCAATGATGTCTTCGGTGCAAGTGGAGCAGGTTATAACGGTAACTTCACCAATACTCTTGGTATCGTTGCTCACTCTGCTGCTGTCGGAACAGTTAAGCTTCTTGATCTTGCTACTGAAAGCGAGTATCAAATCGAGCGTCAAGGAACACTTTTTGTTGCTAAGTATGCTATGGGTCACGGAGTTCTCCGTCCTGAGTGTGCTATCGAGTTACAGAAGTAATTCTCTCTTCGGTGTTGGGTGGTCTGTGATTCGTTCCGCACCCTCCACCGATATTTTTATTTATAAAGAAAAGCGATGGCACTGACAACTAAACTGGAAGCGGTAAACATAATGATCTCTGTAATAGGAGAGTCACCTGTTAATACTTTAAGTGGAACTAGTGTTCCTGTAACCGTTACACAGGCAGTCCATGCGTTAGACGAAACCAGCAAAGCTATCCAATCAGAAGGATGGCATTTTAATACAGAGTATGATTATCCTTTAGTACCAGATTCTGTTACTAGTAAGATTACTCTTCCTGTTAACACTTTAAAAGTAGATTTAGACCCTGAGTTAAACACAGACACAGACGCTGTACAAAGAGGTCTTAAACTATACGACAGGAAAAACCACAGGGAGACTTGGACCAAAGACTTAAAAGCTATTATTACTTTTGAGTTAGAGTTCGAGGAACTACCTGAACAATTTAGACATTACATATCTGTTAAATCAGCTCGCATCTTTGCTGCTAGGTTCTTAGGTAGTCGTGAGATAGAAGGGTTTGCTTTAAGAGATGAGATAGAAGCTAAAGCTAGGGCTATTGAAAGTGACTCAGAAAATGCTGACAGAACTATCTTTGATCACTATAGCGTAATGCGAGTAATTGACAGATAATGCCTTTGCTCAACACCAGCATTCCCAACCTTGCCCAAGGTGTATCACAACAGCCTGACAATTTAAGATACCCTGGACAGTGTGATGAACAAGTAAACGCTTGGTCCACTGTAGTAGAGGGATTAGTAAAAAGACCTAATAGTAGGTTCTTATATGATACTGACTTAGGTGCTAATGTTAGCTCTAATTTATTTAGTCACTATGTAGATAGAGATGAACAGAATAAATATGTTATTACCTATGACTCTGTTAACGGATTAAAAGCTTTTGATCTTACTGCTAATGTTAAGACTTCAATACATATTAACGTTCCTTCTATTGCAGCTTCTAACTATCTAAGTACATCTAATCCTTTACAAGACCTAAGAGCTTTAACAATAGCAGACTCTACCTTTCTTGTTAATACACAGAAGACTATACAAAGAAACACAGACGAAGAGTTTAGAACAGCAGACCTAGAGACAGACGCTTTAGTATTTGTTAAGCTTGGAGACTACGATAAAGCTTATAGTATTTTTTTATCAGGACAGTTAGTTCCTATTGGTAGTAGTTTTCCAAATGGAAGCGAACATGATTACACTCAACACGGTGATGCTCCTGCTACTTATATAAGTGGAAGAGCGGGACACAGTGATGGTAAATACGCAGATACTGAATACATCGCTAGAGACCTTACAACCTGTTTAACTGATTATGTTAGTTCTGCTAAAGCTGTTAAATCAGTTAATATAGCAGGCGGTTCAGGTTGGACTCCTACAGGAGGAAGTAGTTGGAGAGGTACTGCTTATACTTATGAGTTCTTCATTGACCAATACGATTCTGGAACAGGGTTGCTAACAGCTTCAGGAGCTAAGGGTTGGGTTGTATTTGGAGGAAACGGTTCAGTGTCATCTTTTCAACTAACACACGAAGGAGCTGATTACCAACCATCCAATACAGCTGGTGTAAACACTAAGTACACAATAAGACAAGTAAGAGAGTGGACTAAAAGGTATTTTGGAAACTTTAAAAAACAACAACATAGAAGTGCGTTCATAGACAGTAGTGTAACTTTAGATTCTACAGGTGCTGTAATAGCTACTGTTAATCCTTTGTCTATTACATTCCCAACCACGCTTTCAATAAATGTACCTGGAGATTTCGTAGGTGTAACAGTAACTCAACAAGGAAGTGTTATAAAAATATCTAACACTATAGACTTTCAAATAAGAGTTTCTGATGGATTAGCAAATCAAGGATTAGGAGTAATATATAAAGAAGTGGACAGTATTACTGACCTTCCTAAATCTTGTTTTAATCGCTTTAGGGTTAAGGTAATTGGCGAAGCTGAATTAGAACAAGATGATTACTACGTGCAATTTAAAACAAAAGATAATGAAGACTACGGAGAAGGTTCTTGGATAGAGACATCAGGTTGGAACAGCGATTTAACATCGGCAGATAAGTTGTCAGGAATAGACAGTGCGATAGATATTGAAACTATGCCTGTCAGATTAATCCCTTCTCCAGCTACAGGTAAGATTACAAGTTTTGATTTGCAATTAATTAATTGGACACAAAGAGAATCAGGTGATGATTATACTAATCCATACCCTTCTTTTGTATCTGAAAGCGGACAGTTTGTTACATATTCAGGTTCTAATTATTCTTGCATCAAGTCTCATACTTCCAGTGGTTCAATCTTACCTACGAATACTACTTATTGGAAAGCACAGACAACAGTACCTAGTAACACGAAGGAATGGGCTTCAGGCATTGAATATTTAAAAGGAGCAGAAAAACGAATTAACGATATCTTCTTCTTTAAGAACAGGTTAGGATTGTTAACAAATGATTCCATTGTGTTCTCAGAAGCAGATGAATACTTTAATTTCTTTAGGACTACAACACAAACCTTACTAGATTCTGCTCCTATAGATGTAGGAATATCTCACACTAAGATCAGCATTCTTAAATACGCACAAGCGTTCCAAGAGAAGCTGATGTTATTCTCAGCTAAGACTCAATTTGTGCTTAGAGGTGGGGATTTGTTAACTCCTAAGACTGTTACTATATCTCCAGTTACTGAGTATGATGTATCAGAAAGTATAAGACCGTTAGCACTTAGTAGTCACATATACTTTAACTTTAAAAGAAATAGCTTTGAAGGTTTGCTTGAATACACTGTTGATAATAACACAGAGACCTACGGAGCAACTGAGATAACAGAACAAGTTAATAAGTACATCCCATCTAATATCGTAAGGATGGAAGGTAGTGCATCAGAGAATATGATTATTGTACAGACAGACTCCGACTATAAGAAGTTGTTTGTATATAAATACTTTTGGCAAGGCAGAGAGAAGATACAGAGTTCCTGGATGACGTTTACTTTTAATAAAGATGTAAGAAGTTTTTACTTTATTGAATCTACTTTGCATATCATTACCACAGACAGTGACGGTACTTATCTAGAAAAGATACCAATGGAGAATGGATTGGTGGACACAGGTAAGAACTATTCTTTATTGTTAGACCACAGAGTGGACGGTAATTCTTCTTATGTAGGTCTAGGTGGTTGGTATCCTACAGGAACTCCTACTCCTTTAAGTATTAACGGTACTAACGTTACTAATGTCAGTTTGATCGTAGGTGCTAATGGTTTTGAATTTAAAAGCGGTATGTCTTTCTATACTAAGAACGGAAACAAAAGGACATTGACTATAGATAACGCAGACCCTACTAGAGCAGCTGTGAGTGGTCTTATCGCTAGTTTTGTATCTTACGAAGGTGGTTTATATCTTTGTACAGTAGGACATACTTCATCGTCCTCTATCCTACCTACTAACACTGCTTACTGGAACGACGCTACTGGGCTTATTGATTCTGCACCTGCTTGGAGTCCAAATGGTCACGAATACATTAGTCAATATGACTTCTTTGTAGGCTTTGAATACGATATGTTATATAGGTTCTCTAAGCAGAACTTAAAACAACCTACAGAGAGAGGAGGACGATCTGCATCTGATTATACTTATCAAACGATTCGTAACGGTAGTATTGAATACTCAGAGACAGGACACTTTAATGTGGAAGTCACACCTAAATTTAGAGATACCTACACTTACACCTACAACCCAAGTTTGTTAGCCTCTGTCAGTACCCTTAATAAATTTACACCTGAGACTGGATTCTTTAAGTTTGCTGTACAAGCTCAACCAAACGACGCTACGATAGAGATTAAATCTTCTAGTGCTTTACCAGTGAAGTTACTATCTGCTGAGTTTGAATCTACAATCATATCAAGGAGTAGACGCTATGGAGGTTAAGATAGAAAAAGCTTATGCAGTGGAAGACGCTCCTTTGTTATATGATGACTTACGGGAAGAAGATATGATGGAATGTATAGGTTTAATGCACCACCCTAGAGACGCTGTGTACGGATCATTTGAATCAAGTAGTAAATGCTATAGCGTCAAGACAGATCAAGACGGTCTATTAGCGAGCTTTGGAGTGAGTCCTAGAGGGAACATTGGAGTTTGTTGGTTGCTAGGTACAAGGAATTTTTATAAAGTAAAGAAGAAGTTTGTTAAAGAATCACAGATGTGGATAGACGATTTAATGGATGGATTTGATTACTTAACTAACTATGTCATGGAAGCTAATACACTAAGCGTCAAGTGGTTGACTTGGTTAGGGGCTACTTTTCAGGATTGCAATATCCCTGGTTATAAGGCATTTAAGATAGAGAGGAAGTAATTTATTATGTGTTTTCCAGCAATAGCAGCAGCGTTACCAGCAATCTCAGCAGGATTAGGAGTAGGATCATCTATATTAGGGTATGCAGGACAAAGACAACAAGCTAAAGCACAAGCAGCGTATCAAGCACAGTCAGCAGCAGCGGAGCGTCAAAGAGCGTTACAGGAACAATCCTCAATTAGGATGCGACAAGCACAAGAGCAAGAAGCTACGGCTAGGGAACTTGAACAAGTCAGTAGGAAATCCCAAGAAGCGTTAGCTAGAGCTAGGGTTTCAGCAGGGGAAGCAGGTGTTGCAGGTGCTAGTGTACAAGCTTTGATGGATGACTATACTAGACAGGAAGCAGGGTATAGAGCAGCAACTTTAAGACAACAAGAGTTAACAGGAGTAGGTACACAGCTAGGATTAGAACAAGCTGGATTAGCTTCTCAACAAAGACTTATAGGGATTCAACAGCCTATCAGTAAACCGAGTTTCTTAACAGCAGGGTTAGGTGCGATAAGTGGTGGACTTAGTGGATACAGGACAGGTTTAGATATTAAAAGTAGGATGGAATCATAATGGCAGAACGAGTACAAGTACAAGGATTAGGAGGTGCAGTTCCAGGCATTCAACCTACTATTCAACGAGCAGGTCAGTACAGTGTAGCACAGGTACGAGCACCAAGGAATAAGTTGATGGACCTTGCTGATGCTTTGTCACAGGTTAATCCTATCTTACAGCAGTACGGTGCTTTACAACAAACTCAAGAAAGAATAGGTACTGAAGAAGCTGAACTTATTGAAGAACAGAATGTTATAGCTGAGTTAAAGAAGACCAAAGATATAGGAGGTTTTAGTCCACTAGCTAGATATAACAGAGATAGAGCATATAGGGATGTACTTTTAAAAAGAGCTGTTAACAATAACTTAATTCCTCAACTAGAAGCTGATACAGATAAATTGTTAAACTTAGATTCTTTTAAGACAAGACAAGATTTTGAGAGTAACTTAGAAGAGTACATGAATAAACAGTGGTCTTCTTTTTCTAGTGAAGTAGGGGAAACAGATGCTTCTTCTACCGCTGCTAAAGCTTTGTGGAGTACAGTTTCTATTCCTTATAAAAATAAATTATCTTTAGCTTACGAAGCAAACAAACAAAAAGCTGTAGAGTTAGGTCTTCAAGATGAATTAGCTTTTACTCTTTCTAATGTTACAAGAGATAAAGGTTTTGATACATCTGTTTTAGCTGATGTTGCTAGTAACTTTGAAACGATTCTAGCTGATTCAGGAGTAGATAAAGGACAAAGGAATCGTTTGATGATAGATGGTTACGCTGCTGCTGTGGATCAACTATACGCGAAAAGAAGATACAGTGATGCTAAAAGAGTGTTAGATTCAATAGGAACTATAAGAATAAACGGTAAACCTGTTTTTGGTACTAAAGAAGCGGTTAGACAATTAACACCTTTACTTTCAAAAGTTAATACAAAACTAAACGAAGTAGGGACAAGTTCTACAACAGAAGCTAGAAGTGTTTTAAAAGGTAAAATCTTATCAGTTCTCAGGACTCCAGCTAAAAGTATGGAAGATATGCCTGAGTATAAGATGAATATTTTGAAAGGAATATTTAGTACTTTAGACCCAGACTTAGAACAGGAAGAGATAAAAGGTTATGTAGATCAAGTTTTTCAAGAAGGAGACATGGGAGATAACTTGTTAAATACTTTAAACCGTGTTGCATCTGAAGGAGATTTAGCTGAAAGTTTATATTTTAGAATAAACAGTGATGTGTTAGCTGAATATAAAGAGATAAAAGAACTGAGAGACTTAACTCCTAGACCTATAACAGACGATACTATACCTGTAATACTTGATGAATTTAGAAGTTATCAAGCAGACAATGATGAGGAAGTTGATCCTTGGAAAGGTTTTTTATCTGCTAATCCTAGAATTAAAAAGTTCGATGAATTGTTAGATGAATCCAAAAGATTATCAGCTGGTAATTATGTACTCAAAAAAGATTACTACACAAGCATCTCTACAAGTATTCGAGAAAATTTAAAAGCGGTAGAACAACAAGGTACATTAAAAGGAGCTACACCAGAGATCACATCAGGAGTATATCTGCCTAGTTCTATTTCATATATTAAAAAGGAAGTTAAGAAAGAAGCTTTTAAATTAGCAGGTGAAGACCCTGATGTTAGGGACGCTAAGTTAGAGTTATTAACCAACCAATTAATTCAAGAAGAAAAACAAAGGTTTGAAGGTGTTGCTATTGCATCTACCATTGAGTTTGAAAAGGGAGTTCCTCCAGAGTTAGGTATTTTAGGACCAAAAGAAGAAAAAAGAGTTTTAGGTAAATATCCAAGCGTACGAGAAGAACCTACCAAAGACATAAATATAAGGTCTTTAAGGCAACAGGTAGAAGAGGATCGTGATGTTATGTCTACAGAAGGTGACCTTGATCCTTTAAGAGTTTCTATAACTCGTTATGGTTTTAATCAATGGAGTCCAAAGAACGCTGAGTTATTAACGAAAGCTTCTTTAGATGTTGCAGATGCTAGGCTGTTTGCTAATTCTAATCAATTTAACTTCATATCAGGAGATTGGCTAGACATCATAGAGAAAGACGAGAGAAGAGAAAAGTTAACGGACAACGAAAAAGAACAAAGAAAGATTTACAATAGTTTAGGTATTTTTGATAAAGAAAGCTGGGATGCCTATTACATTGCTCAAGAAAGTTTTTATAAATGAGTAGTATTGCCGAAGATTTTAAAAGAGCTAGAGCGGAAGGAAAGCTGGATGATTTCAGGAAAGAACAAAAGGTGGAAATTCCCCAGCAGATTCCTACTACTGTTAACCCTGATTACATACCACCTGAAGTATTAGAAAGTGTAGTAGCTCTTGAAGATGAAGTAAGCACTGGTCAGTATATAACAGGTACAGCTTTAGGTGCGGTAGGTGAGATAGGTTTAGGGTTATATGGAACTCATAAACTGCATCAATCTCAGAAGTATTTGAGGTGGGCAAACAACGCTAAAAGATTATCTACGATAGGAATAGTATCACCAGAACCTACTACGACTGCTGCTGGTTTAGTAGGTTTAGCTGCATCAGAGGCTGCTATATGGGCAGGTTCTAATTTGGTAGGTCAAACAATACGCAAATCTTATGGTGTTCAAGACAGTTATTCAGCAGGTGAAACTATTGCTTCTTCGGTTTTTGGTATTGGATTGGTAACTAAAGCTGCTGATAAAGTGTTTAGATTAAGTGCTCCTAGCTTGGTTTCTCAAAATGCTTGGAAAGGTAAGGAGTTAGTTGTCAATGGCACTAAGACTTTTGTTAGCGGTGCTGCGTTAGGTCTTGCTGAGTCTGCGTTGAGGCAGGAGATAGAAGCACACTTAAACGGTACTGATCGTAATGTTTATGATTATATGTTTTCTTCCGCAGCTGGAGGTGCTTTTAATACTGTATTTTCAGTGTGGGCAAGGACAGGTAAGTGGGGAAGGGAGAAAGGGGTTTCTGTAGTAAAAGAAGCTAAAGATAATTTAGAAAAGAAAAAAGCAGAACTTAAAGAGAAACTAGCGGAAGTGGAGAAACCATCGAGGGTTAGTATATTAAGTGGAGGTAAAGCCGAGCCTAACGCTAAACTTAAACACGAGTATCAAAAACAAATAAGAGACATAGAACAAGCTCAAGCAACTCTTGATGATTCCATTAATGAATTGATAGCTGCTAACGACAACCTTTCTAAACAAGAAACTAATCCTACTGTAAAAGAAGAACCTAAAGTAGAAGTTGAAGATGTAAGTAAACAATTAGAGGAAGCTGATCCAATAGTCGAACGAGAAGGAGAACAGTTAACTGAAAAAGATTTAGAAGTACCACCTGAGCGTAGAGTAGCGGAAGAAGAACCTACACCTGTTAAAGAAGAAGCAGAAGAACCTGAAGTTGTTGAAGAACCTAAGAAACCTGAAGCAATCAGAGAAAGAAATGTAGAAGACGCTAGAGAAGATCAGTTAGACACTTTAATAGAGCGAATAAAGAATATAGATACAACACCTGACAAAGGTACTTTATCTGTAGAAGGACCAAAAATTAACAGAGAAGGTAAAGCTATTGCAGATTCTAACATAGAAAGAATGAACGGTCTTATTCGATTGTTTGTTAAGAATCCTCAAGACAAGAACATAGCACAAGCTATGCTAGACGAGATTAAGTTTAGCCGTGCATTCAATAGAAATGTAACTGATTGGTTGAACACAACTGGAGGTAGATTAGTACAATCACAAAGAGGAGACGCAGCTCAATATGAGTGGGCTTCCAAATATAGTAATAGAGCACAACTGCAAGACGAAGCTTTAAGCAGGTTGCAAGCAACCTTAGAAGCTAAGACTCGTGGCGTTGTGGACGGTGATGAAGCTGATATACAACAAATGTTTGATGAGTATTTAGCTATACCTGATGAGTTACAAAAGCGTAGACCAAAGGTAAAGAAAGAAGAAGAAGATGTTACTGAGGTATTTAAAGAACCTAAAGTAGAAACTGAAGTAGACATTGAAAAAAAACCTACTAAGGAAGTTAAAAATACTCTAAGTAAAAGGAAAAAGAAACTAACAGATAAACTAACAGAACTTCAAAAACGCTTTGGAGACAGAAGTAAGTTAGCTTTAGCAGAGACTGGAGAAAAGATACCTGAAGACCCTGACATCGCTGATCTAAAACAGCGTATAAAATTTTACGAGGAAGCTGAAGCAGGTACATTAGAGCTAGAAAGACTTGAAGCTGAATTAGCTAAAGTAGCAGAGTTAGATGTAGCACCGCTAGGTGAACAAAGAGCAGCTGTAGAACCTAAACCTACAGGACCAAGAAAAGTAAATTTAAAAGCAGCTAAGATACGCAAGCAGATAGCAGCCACTAAAGCTAACATAAAGCAAAGGTTGAAAGAGATTGACCAAGCGAGAAAGGAAATGGATGAAGGTTTCCAAGCTGAAAAGGCAGAGCAAGAGTTAAATAAAAAGATAAACAGTTTAGAACAAGAGTTAGAGGAATTAAGAACTACCTTTGGTGACGAACCTGTAGAGGGTGTTGTTGTTGCTCCTAAAGAAAAAGCTCCTGAAGTAAAAGATTTAGAAGATAAGATCAGATTCTATAAGGAAGCACAAGCTGAAGTTAAAAAGATTAAAGAACTAGAAACTGAAAGAGCGAGGTTGTTAGAAATAGAAACAGGACCACTAGGAGCACAGCGAGCAGAGATAACTCCTAAGCCCACAGGACCAAAGAAAGCACCAGGGAAAGTAGACGAACTCAATAAAGAAATAGCTTTTCTTAGGAAGAACATGAGAAATCGTGTAGCGGAAATTGATCGTGCTAGGGTTGAGATGTCTGACGAATTTAAAGCAGAGAAACTTAGGAAAGCATACGAAGCTAAAAGGGATAAGTTACAAAAAGAACTAGATACATTGCGTAAGCGTTTTGCTAAAATAGATGAAGCTGAAGAAGCTGCTGGGTTGAAACCTAAGAAGAAAAAGAAAGACCCTAGAATTAAAGAACTAGAGCAGAAGGTTAAATACTATAAAGAAGCAGAGAAAGAAGCTTTAGCTTTAGTAGCCCTTGAAAAAGAATTAGCTAGAGTAGCTGACATCGAAGGTAGAGGAATTGTAGGTGAATTAGTAAAAGAGACTACTCCTACTCCTAAAGGTCCAAAGAAGCCTCTTAAATCTGAAAGCATAAAAAAGAAGATAGCTGCATCTAGAGCTAGGATGAAAAAGAAACTTGCTGACTTAGAAAGAGCAAGGAAGGAAATAGAAGAAGCACGGTTAACTGAAAAAGCTTTCAAGGATTTAGAAGAATCTTTTTATAAAGCTTTAGAGAAAGATACTTCCAGCTTGCTTACAAAAGGTTGGGGATGGATTAAAATGGCAAGACAACTGTCTCTAATAGACCAGTTACCTTCTGTATTTGCTGGTGTTCCTACAGGCGTAGGTGCTGTTGCTAAACAGTTCTTCAGACCTATAACCACATTTATGTATAATCCACATAATGTGTCACTGCCTGTAAAAACTAGATTAATAAAAGCAGATGTAGCAGGGGCGTTTAAAGTTATATCTGATTTAAAAGGATTGTGGTTAGAAGCTAGAAGAACTTTTTCAGAGAATATATCTGCGGTTGATAATAGAGCAGGTAAACTTTCTGATGAAATTAACGCTAGAAGTCTGCCTAGAGGAGAACACGCTTTGGTTGCTAGGGCTTATACATCAGCTAAACGCAGAGCGGAAGCTTTAGATAACACTTCTAACTGGTTTACTAACACTATAAAGAACGGACAGTTTTTTCAATTATGGACACTAGGTGTAAGAGGTATTCAAACTGTAGACTCAGTTTTTAAAAGACAGATTATTAAAGGTCGCTTGCACTCTGAATCACATAAGAAAGCTATTTTGGAGTTTCCTGATGATCCTGTAAAAGCACAAGAAAGAGCGTTGGAATTATATAACGCAGCATGGAAAGACAGTGATGGACTGTCAGTGTTAAATGATACACATGAATTTGAAGATACTGTTAATCAAATAAGAGAAGAATTACTGTTTGCAGCTAACGGAGACCTAGAAGATTTACCTAAAAACAATGTAGAAAGTTTGATTAAAAAGTTAAAAGAAACAGCTAACGATGGAGGTCTAATAGGAAACTTAGTAGATGCTCTTCTTCCTTATATAGGTGTTCCTATTAGAGCTGTGTATAGAGGTGCTAGAATTTCTTTTGCTCCTATCCAAGCAGGTTTAACTGCTATTCCTGGTGCTGATCGTATTACGAATCCATTTCAAAATAAAGTAAAAGAGTTTGATGTTAAACTAAAAGAACAATTTGATAGGTTAAGGAAGACAGATGATCCTAAAGTAAAAGAAGAAATTGAAATAGAAACTAAAGAACTTAAAAGAAGAAGAGACCTAGCAGCTGAAAGAAGAATTAAGTATAACGAAGAACTTTTGACAGATTCTTTCTTATCTACAGCTTTATATTTTACTGGAGGTTTAGCTGCTATTTACGGTGAAGCTACAGGTTCTTTAGAGTGGTTGACCCCTGATCAAAGAAAGAAAAACAAGTTAAAATCTTTTCAAATGTTTGGATCAGATTATTCAGCTGCTTTACCTTGGTCTTTTCCTATTGCTGTAGCAGCAGATGTGCTTTCTTGGGTTAAGATTAAAAACGAAGAAAGAGAGACAGGACAAACAATATTAACAAAGGAACAGAATCTACCTTTTGTTATTGGTGCTTCTTTAAAGAAATTGGCTGAAGCCATGCCATTAGCACAAGGAATTGAAACAGCACAAGAGATAGCTAAATTTGAAGGAGATACAACTAAAAATGCTGTCTCAAGATTAATTGCTTCTTATGTACCTCTTCCAGCTCAAGTGCGTAAAATAGCACAAGCAGTAACACAAGATGGAATACCTGATTTAAGGGGAGCTGGGTATTGGGATAGGATAGCTTACTCCGTCTTAGGAGCTGGTGTTCTTAATAAAAAGACTAACTTGTTAGGTCAAGATGAAGAAAGCACCGCTACTTGGGTGACACAAACTATAGTTAGGCAAGCTCCTCAAAAGCAATTAGACAGGACTAAATTTGATGAGATATTAGCAAGCGATACACACGGCAACATATCAGGCAAGCCTAGTACACTAGAAGCTGAAAAAATGACAGATTATGTAGATGATGATGGAATGACATTAGCCTATGCTTTTGACCAAAAATTAAAAAGAAAAACAATAAGAGTAAAAGAACTTGAAAATAAAAACTACACAATAGCTGGAGCTGTTAACGCTTTGATAACAAGTAAAAGTTGGAATGAAAAATATGCTAAAGGATTTCAAGTAGACGAGGAAAGCGGAAGACTGAAGAACGAAGGTTTAGTTGAATTAAATAAAGTTTTAAACAGTTTTTACAGAGAAACTGAAAAAGATATTTTAAAAGACAATACTTTTATGGGTAGATTTATTAATGAAAAAGATGAATCTTTATATTACACTTTACAATCAAGAACTCAAAAAGTTGCTCCTAAAGTAAGACCTAAGTCACCTTTAGAACTATTAACTAAATAAAACTAGCTTGAACTTTTATCACAAACAAATTAATAATAGATTACCATGGCTAATACATTCGTAGACTACACAGTTGGAGCAGGTCAAACAGACTTTGCATTTTCTTTTCCTTATCTTGATGACACTCATGTAGTTGTACAATTAGACGATTCAACAGGCAGTTCTCCAGGAGGTAAGTTTTATACTGTCTCTACAGGAGATTACACTATTATAACATCTCCTTCTGCTCTTATCAGATTTACTACTGCTCCTGAGACTGGTGCTAGGATAAGGATCAAAAGAGACAGTGCATCTGAAACTGCTCTTGTAGACTTTGAGAACGGTAGTGTACTTACTGAAGTAGAACTAGACCGTGCTTACTTACACAACTTATATCTGAACGAAGAGATAGAAGAAGGTAGTGGTAAGAACACAATGACCAAGAATGCTGATGGTAACTATGATGGTGATAAAGCTAAGATAGTTGACCTTGCTGATCCTACAAACCCTCAAGATGCTGTAACTAAGAACTACGCAGATACTACTTTTGTTGATGTTGCTGGTGATACGATGACTGGTAACTTGCAGATGGGTGCTAATAGCATTACAGGTGTATCTAGTGTACAAGGACTCGCTCTTACCGATCCAGCTGGAAACGATCACGCAGCTAATAAGAAATATGTAGACCAACAAGACGCACTACAAGTTACTAAGAGTGGTGATTCAATGAGCGGAGCTTTGACGCTTCCTAACTCTGATCCTACTGACGGAAACCACGCTACTAGAAAGACTTATGTAGACGCTCAGATAGCTGCTACTTTAGCTACAGGTACAGCAGGTGGTCCTATAGATACAGTTAACATTGCAGATGATGCTGTTACTGCTGATAAGCTTGCACACACTGCTGTTACTCCTGGTTCTTACACTAACACTAATCTTACAGTAGATCAACAAGGACGAATCACAGCTGCTGCTAGTGGGTCAGGAGGAACTACTAATCTTTCAACCACAGCTAACGGTACTTCTTTAATAGTTGCTAGTGACACAGGTACTGACGCTTCTATCCCTGCTGCTACTACAAGTGCTTGGGGAGCGATGACAGATGAAGATAAGACTAAGCTTGATGGAATAGAAGCAGGTGCAGATGTCACGGATACGATTAATGTTACAGCCGCAGGTGCGTTAATGGACAGTGAAGTTACTAATCTTGCACAGGTAAAAGCTTTTGATTCTTCTGATTATGCTACAGCGGCTCAAGGTTTGTTAGCAGATAGTGCAGTACAGAATGGTGACAATAGTATAGCACTGACTAGCACCACAGGTGATGTAAACATGGAACTAGGTGGGGCTACTGGTTTTGTAGCTTTTATTGATTTAAAAAACCCAAGCACTGATGATTATGATGTAAGAATTATAAGTGATGATGCTACATTAGATTCTGTTCATACTTCAAGAGCTAGAGTTGAAGGTCATAATTCATTAGGGTTGTGTGCTGGCGATACATCAGGTGGTACTCCAATTCCTGAAGTTGTTACAGTCAGACCTGATTACATTTTTATAAAAGATACATCAGGTGCACCTAGTGGTACTCCGACTGGAGGAGGTTATCTTTATGTAGAAAGTGGTGCTTTAAAGTTTAAAGGTTCTAGTGGTACAGTCACAACTATAGCAGTCGCATAATACAATGACAGAACAACTCTCACACTTTCTCGACACTGCTCTAGCTGTTATACTTGGAGTAATTGGTTGGATGATTAAAAAGCTTACAGATCGTTTAGAAAAAGATGAAGAGCGTCTAACTAAGATTGAAGTAGAACTAGCTACCCAAAGAGAACGAGACACTGCTGTGGAGAATCGTATGAGTGGTCTTGAAACTACGGTTAAAGAGATTAATACTAAACTAGATAGAATGATGGAGATGTTAATGAAGAAATGAAAAAAGGACTATACGCAAATATAAACAGAAGAAGAAAGCTAGGCATTAGTCGTAGCAAAAGCAAATCTACAATATCACCTCAGTCATACGCTAATATGAAGCGTGGGTTTAAAAAGAAGTAAGATGGCTAGAAGTGTATCACTATCTATAGGTAGAGGTGAAAAGTCTCGTAAAGGAGGTCTCACAGCAAAGGGTAGGGCTAAGTATAACAGAGCTACTGGTTCTAATTTAAAAGCCCTCAACCTGGTGGTGGTCCTAGAAAGCGTTCCTTCTGTGCTCGTATGAGTGGTAACAAAGGACCAATGAAAGATAGTAAAGGTAGACCCACTAGAAAAGCTTTAGCTCTTAGAAGGTGGAAGTGTTAACAGATGCCTAGAAGACCTGTAGTTCGTGTTCACCCTCTTGCTTTTCAAAGTAGGACTATCGCTGCGTCTGCTGGTGCGGTAGCTACGGACAATAAAGAAAAAGCAGAAACTTTAGAATCACAAGTAGAATCCTTAGAGAATGAACCTTTCTTTGCCATCCTTGACGGTGGTGCTCCTGTAATGGAGGAAACTGATATATTTGACGGAGGATTAATCGATGCCTAGTTTTACTAAACGAATACAACTTAGAAGAGGGGAAGCTTCCCTATGGGAATCTACCAATCCTGTTTTGTTAGCAGGTGAGTTTGGTATTGACTTAACGAATAAGCGTGTCAAATTGGGTGATGGTGTCACTACTTGGAACAGTCTTACTTATCTTGGACCAGTACAGACTGTTGCAGGGAGGACTGGGAATATCATTCTTCAAAACGATGATGTGTTTGGTTCTGCCTCTCAAGTTAGTTTACACTCAGTAGAAACAGACCTAAGTAATCTTCGAGGCGAACTAGGAGATATGGAAGATTACACGTCAGGATTAACCAACTAAAATGAATATAAATAATGAGCGTATGGTATCAAATGGGACAAGCAGTAAGAAACGTTTTAACAACTTTATCAAACAAAGCTATATTAGACACTGAAAGTAACATTCAAGCTAGGACAGGCGATGAATTAGGGGCGATGGCTTTTGCTACAGATACAAATAAACTTTATGTTTTTACAAGTTCTGGATGGGTACACGCTCAATAATTTTGACACTTCTTTAATTATAACTTAAAACTAAATACACAATGGCAAACATTCTACAACAGATTGGTACAGTAGTTAAAAGCAGACTTGATGATAAGGTTGATAAGACCGACGCAACAGGTGACTTTATTAAAGCTGTGCTTGGAATAGATACAGATACAAAAACACCAACAGTTGATACTGAAGCTAACATAGGTGCTAGAACAGGCGATGCAGCAGGGACTATCTTTTTTGGTTCTGACTCCGCTGATTTCTATGTTTACGACGGAAGCACCTGGCATCAATTCAACAACTCTTAAAACAATATAATATGAGCGATATAGCATTAATTAATGACTCCCAGCAATCTGCGATTGTTACTAATGGGATAGGTAAGAACGGAGAGATATATATGAAAGCAGCTGGCAGTACGGACGCTGGTGCTCTTGTTGTATATGATAGTGGAAGCTGGAGGAAGTTTGAACATGAAGCAGTTGTTGCTTTTAACAATACTCATAGCTTAGACTTTGATGGTACTAATGACGAACTAACAATCCCCCAAGGAACTTTTAATTTAGGTAGTGGCTTGTTTTCTTTCAGCTTATGGTTTAATGCAGATAGTTTAAATAATTACAATTGCTTATTTAGAATTAACTCAAGTACGAGCCTTAGCTGCACCAGTTTCATTAGAAGTAATGGTGAAATATGGTTATCAAATTGGTCGTTTAACCAGTTAGTATCCACAGGGAATACGATAAACACAGGAGCTTGGAATCATTTAGCGTATGTTAAATCCACCACAGGCAGTTCAGGTACAGTTACTATTTACTTCAATGGCAGTTCTGTGACTTCAGGGCCAATACCTAATGGATCAAACTTTGGAAGCGAAAGCGGTACTTCAGCAATTGGAAGATCGTATGCAGCAACACATTACCCATTCAACGGAAAGATTGACGAGTTTGCTTTTTGGAATAGTGCTTTATCTGCGTCAGATATAACTGATATTTATAATAGCGGAGTACCTACAGACCTAACTTCACTAAGTCCAGTAGGTTTGTGGAGAATGGGTGATAATGACGGAGGTACAGGCACTACGATCACCGATCAAGGCAGCGGAGGTAACAACGGTACACTTACTAATGGTCCTACATTCTCCTCAAGCGTTCCTTCTTAACTTTTAAAATACTATGAGCAGACAATATGTAATATTAAACGCATCCGAAGTAGACACTGTTAACTTTGATGATGTACTAGAAACTAGTGTAGATACTCTTCGTTATAGCGTAGATGGTTCAGAAACCTTTGTTAAATATGAAGGACCTAAACCTAGATGCCTATACGGAAAAGATACACTTTCACACACTGCTATGCTTACTGTATTAAACGGTGAAGCTTGGACACAAGAACTTGAAACAGGAGAAATCTAAGACATGGCTACTTTAAATACAGTTACATCTTCCACTCGTCCAGCATCTCCTACAGCAGGGGAAGCTTACTTTGAAACGGATACTAATAAGATCATTGTTTGGAATGGTACTTCTTGGACGGAGATTGTTTCGGACGGTACGCTTTAACAACTTAGGAATTACATCCTATCATTAACAATAACTAAACACATATAATATCATGCCAGTAGATACTACATCTATATTCTATAAAATCGGTCAGTCTACAAAGGCTGCGATTGCTGTAGAAGAAACAAGAGCATTGGCTGCTGAAGCAGTCTTGCAAACGAACATCACTGCTGAAGCTTCCGCAAGAGCCAGTGCTGATACAACCCTTCAAAGCAATATCGACAGCGAGGCTTCAAGTCGTGCGTCTGCTGATACTACGTTGCAAAGCAACATTGACAGTGAAGCTTCTTCTAGAACTTCTGCTGACTCTGCTTTACAATCTGAAATCGACGCTACTCAAAGTGGTGCTGGTCTTGGAGTAGGTGGTTCTTATACTGCTAACGCTTCTACTAACTACCTTACTTCCGTAGGTAACTTGGTTGCAGCTGACGAAGCTCTTGACTCACAAGTTAAAACTAACGCTGACGCTATCTCTTCTGAAGCAAGCACTCGTGCATCCGCTGATTCCGCTTTACAAGCTGAGATAGACGCAGAAGAAACAGCTCGTGCATCAGCCGACAGTACTCTTCAATCTAACATCACTTCCGAGGCTTCTACTCGTGCTAGTGCTGACTCTGCTCTTCAAGCTGAAATTGATGCTGAAGAAACTGCTAGAGCTTCCGCTGATACGACTCTTCAAGGTAACATTGATAGCGAAGCTACTTCACGTGCATCAGCTGACACAACCTTACAGTCAAACATTGACGCTGAGGAAACTGCTCGTATAGCTGCTGTTTCTGGTGAAGCTACTGCTCGTAGTTCTGCCGATTCAACCCTTCAATCAAACATTGATAGTGAAGCTTCAACAGCTCGTGCTGCTGAGTCCGCTCTTGACGCTGCTAAAGCTAACCTTTCAGGTGCTGCTTTTACTGGTGCTGTAAGTGGAACTGATCTTACTCTTAGTGGTAACTTGACTGTTAACGGTACAACTACTTCCGTTCAAACAACTAACTCCGAGATCAAAGACTCTATTCTTTTGATTAACGACGGTGCTGCTGGTGCAACTAACAATGCAAATGATGCTGGTCTTATTATCGAGCGTGGTACTGGAGACGGTGGAAACATCGCTGCTGTATACGACGAAGGTACTGACAAGTTTGCTTTCTACAAAACATCCGCTTCCGCTTCTTCTACAGACATCTCTGATGATGACGCAAGTGCTGAACTTATCGACGTTAACTGTAACGACGTGGTTCTTGGAGACGGTAACAATCTTGGTGATTTAGCAGACTTTACTGCTGCAATGGCTTAAGACTGTCATGGCGAAAAGTAAAAAGAGTTCTTCTATTACGATTCGTCTTCCCGATAACTTACAAAAAGCAGAGGTTGCTGGTATAGCTAAAAAGTTAAATATCAGCACCTCTGCTCTAGTAAGTGGGTGGATCAATGAAATACTGAAGAGTTTAAAGAAAACCTAGAGAGTTAATAATACTATGAAGACCCAAGAAGAATTAGGTGAGTTACACATTCTAGTAACAGATACTTTAAAGAAAGGGATTAAACAGATGCACGTCACTGAAGAATATAATCCGTCCCTTCTTAACTGTGCTAGACAACTGCTCAAGGATAACGATGTTGTTCTTATGAGTGGTAAAGATACTCCACTTAATGACTTGCTTGGAGAAGTATTACCTTTTGAAGAAGACCCAGAATTAAAACAAAAACTATAACATCAAAGAGAGAGATAAATTAGGGTCATCGCTGAGTAGTCGGAGGTGATCCTTTTTTGTTATACTTATGACTAATAAGCTAGCACAACTAAAAGACTTCCGTAACTTCCTATATATAGTTTGGAAACACTTGAACCTACCTAACCCTACTGATCTACAGTACGATATAGCTGACTTCATGCAACACGGTCCTAAACGATCTGTTATCATGGCGTTCCGTGGTGTAGGTAAGTCCTGGATATGTTCTGCCTATGCTGTTCATCAACTACTACTAGACCCTACTAAGAACATACTTGTTGTATCTGCCTCTAAGAACCGTGCTGATGACTTCTCCACCTTTACTTTGAAAATCATACACGACATTCCTGTTCTTCAAGGACTAATACCTAAGAACGATCAAAGGTTCTCTAAGATAGCTTTTGATGTAGGACCTGCTCCAGCTGCTCACGCTCCCTCCGTTAAGTCACTAGGTATATCCTCCCAGCTAACAGGTAGCCGTGCTGACATCATCATTGCTGACGATATAGAAGTTCCTAACAACTCTGCTACCCAAGGTATGAGAGATAAGCTAGATGAACAAGTAAAAGAGTTTGAAGCTATTATAAAGCCTTTAGACACCTCCAGGATTCTCTTTCTAGGTACACCGCAGTGCGAAGACAGTATCTATAACAAACTGCGTGAGAGAGGCTATGACG